TATGGGCCAGGGGGCATTTTAAGAGTAGTATTGTCACTCAAGCCCTGACATTGCAGCGACTACTTAGAATCCCTGACCTGACCGTGGGGATCTTTTCCCACACCAGGCCCATTGCCAAGGGGTTTATGCGTCCGATCAAAAGGGCGCTAGAAGAAAACCCCCTGATCACCATGCTCTGGCCTGACCGGATGTGGGAGAGGCCACGGGCAGAGGCTCCGCTGTGGTCGGTAGATTCCGGCCTAGCCCTGAAGCGTTCCAGTGAATCCAACACCTGTTCCCTGGAAGCCTGGGGCCTGGTGGATTCTCAGCCCATCTCTAAGCATTTTTTCGACCGGGTCTATGATGACGTTATCACCAAGGAGTCCGTGGACACCCCGGAGCAGATGCGTAAAGCCGAGGAAGCCTTTCAGCTTTCTGACAATTTGGGGCAACCTGGAGGCAACCGCCGGGTCATCGGGACCATCTACGCCCAAGGGGACTACTACGGCAAGCTGATCCGGGAAGCCGAGGACGGGATCTATCCCTGGCATGTACGGATCTACCCCTGGTACGACAAGGAGCTCCACAGGCAGGGAGGGGTCAAGTCGCCTGTTCTTTTGACAGCGGACGAGATTGTCGAAAAGCAGAAAATCCAGGGAAGTCGGGTCTTTGCAGCTCAAATGGAGCTCGACCCGAGCAATGAGGAAAACCGGGAGTTCTTGCAGTCCTGGATCAAGTTTTACCGTACCCTGCCGGCCCAGCTTAACAAGTACCTCCTGGTGGACCCGGCTCACGACAAAAAGCCGGACTCTGACTGGTCGGCCTTTGCCCTGGTGGGTCTGGACATGCTCGGCAACCGCTACCTGGTGGACATGGTACGGGACAGATTGAACCTGGGGGAACGCTGGGAGGTTCTGAAGGGGTTCGTGCAGTCCTACCCTGACCTGAGTGTCTGGTACGAGCGATACGGACTTCAGAGCGACATTCAGCACTTTGAGATCCGGCAGCAGGAGGAAGGGGTCTACTTCACGATCAACGAGATGGCCGGGCAGGTCTCCAAACTCCAGAGGATCAGGCGGCTTCAGCCGGTGTTTGAGCAGGGCAAGTTCTACTTTCCAGAGACCGGGATCGTCTACAAGGGCGAGGACCTGATCTCGACACTGATCCGGCAGGAGTACGTGCCGTTTCCCTTCCCCGTGACCTGGGACATGATGGACGCCATCTCCAGGATCGAGGACCCGCAGGTCGGGGCCACCAAACCGGTCAACGCAGGGGCTGACATGAGCTATTGGCACTTGAGAGAGCAGCAAGTCGAAACCATGACCGTGGACGGTATCTGATGGCAAAACATAAGGGCATGACCTGGGACGAGATCGAACTGCAAGCCAAGCGCGGGGTCGAAGATGCCAAGCAGTTTGCCGAGAATTTCAGCCCCAAGCGGATGCAGCAGTGGGACCGCTACTATGGGCGCAAGCTCGGCAATGAAAAGAAGGGTTACTCCCAGTACATCTCCCGCGATGTCATGGACGCTATTGAGTGGATGATGCCCTATTTTCTGCGGAAATTCACCGCCAATCTGCGGTGGCTTAAGGTCCAGATTAAGGGGCAGGAACCTTGGGTCGGGGAGGCCCTGGCCAAAAAAGTCATGGAGGACCAGGACGAGGGCAGCCCGAACTTTTTCTCCCTGCTCTACCAGTGGATCAAGGACGCCCTGGTGTCAGGGACTGCCGGGGTCAAGCCCCTGTGGTACTACGATGAGGACAAGGTTGAGCATGAGTTTGAGCAGCCACTGTCAGCCCAGCAGATGCAGCAACTCATGTCCCAGCCGGATGTCGAGATGCTGTCCCAGCCTGAGATGGTTATGGGGCCTGCGGGACCGATGTTCCAGGGGGTCAAGATCCGGGGGACCAAGGTCACGGATGACCGTTTCGCCGGAGACAATGTCCCTCATTGGGAGCTGCTTCTGCCGGAACGCGGTCGGTCCATCAATGACGATTCCGGGAAGGGTCACAAGACAGAGGTCACGGTTGACTACCTACGGCGCGTAGACCGGGCCATGCGGGACGATGACGAACCATATTTCCGGTTCCTGGATGAGTTGGAGGAAGGTGGTGCCGGGATCACTGAAGGGTCACACAAAGCCCAACACGAGGACGGGTCCCTGGAGTCCGAGCGGGAAGCCTACCATGACTATATCCATCAGGTCGATGAACGGGAAGAGCGGGACGGACCAGGTCGGTATGTCGAGCTGGTGGAGTGGCATGAGCGCATGGACGTGGATAATGATGGGTTTCTTGAACCTGTCACGGTTTGGATCGCCAACAACCGGATGATCCGCTGGGAAGTCAACGAGGACGGTTTCATTCCGCTCAGTATCATGAGTCCGATCATCGACTGCTATAAGATCCACGGTATCGGCTGGGCCGAACTTCTGGTCGAGATCCAGAACCTGAAAACTATGGTCATTCGGCGTACTCTGGATTCATTCGCTTTTCAGACCAACTCACGGTGGCGGGTCGAGCCTGGGCAGGGGGTGGATATCAAGGCCCTGATGGACTCCGGGCCGGGGTCTATTGTCTACGGCAAGGACGGGGCGATTGAGAACCTCTCTCCCGATGCCATGCAGGTCCAGGCTCCCATGGGGATGCTCCAGATCGTGGACGCCCTCAAAGAAGAGCGGTCAGGCGTGACCAAGCTCACTCAGGGACGTATGGATCAGGGGACCGGGCAGGGTCTGGCCCAGATGGGACAGGCACCGGATCGGGGCATTGCACGACTTATGTCTCAGGCCGAAAAACGGATCGACTTGGTGGCCAGGGTCATGGCTGAGACCGGTTTGTCTGACTTTTTCACAAAGGCGATCTGGTTGTACCAGAAGCATGTGCAGTCGCCGTTTGAAGTTGAAGTCCAGGGGCAGACCAAACAGATCACCCCGGAGATGATTCAAGGCAAGGTCATCGTCACCCCGCAGCTGGCTGTGGAGCAAAGTGTGGGGATGCAGGACGCTCAGAAGATCCAGGCCATCACCCAGTACCTCATGGGACTGTCCCAGCAGTACCCGGCCATGCTCCACCCACAGAAGATCCACACCATGGCGGGGCAGTATGTGGAGGCCTTTGGGTTCAACGCCCAGGACTTTTTGCCTGACGAGCAGGAGTTTATCCAGTCTCATCAACAGCAGGCCCAGGCCCAGCAAGCCCAGCAACAGGCTCAACAGCAGGCCCAACAGGCTCAGTTTCAGCTTGAGCAGATGGACAGGCAGATCAAGCTCATGGAGGCCAAGCTGGAGGCCAGGCAGGACCGGGCTGAACTCAAACAGAAGGAACGCGATTCCATCAGGGATTTTCAGGCCGAGATCCTGAAGCTCATCCAGGACGGCAGGGCTGAAGAGGCCAAGATGAGGCTGGAGCAGTCCAAGGCCAGAATGGACGCCATGGACAAGGAACGTGACCGGCAAGTGCAGAGTCAACAAGTTCAACAACCCCAGAAGGGAACAACTCAGGGGCAGCAATGAACTGGATCAAGGCACTCATTCAACGACTGATGCGAGAACAGTTTTACGGTCAACTGACCATTCACTTTGAAGCAGGAAAGGTTATTAGGGCTGTCAAGACACAGTCTTTGAAGCCGGAATAGCTCTTTACAACTGATCTGACATAGCACGGCTATCTAAGCACTAGAGGCCGTCAAGGGGATTCGTCCCTTTGGCGGCCTTTTTTATTGCCCACAACAAGGAGCGTACATGGAACAGGAATCGTTTGAGGACCGGATGAGCCGCATCGCCAGGGACGGACACCAGGCCGAGGTGCTTCTGTCGCACCCCCTGATCCAGCGGTTTCTGGAGGACAAGCGGGACACGGCCGCCAAGGCCATCCGTCAAATGCCCCTGCCAGCCAAACATGAGGACTATATCGCCCAACACGCCATCCTTCGTGCCCTCGACCTTTTTGAGGAGCAACTGCGGGGCTACGTCGAGGAGTGGGGCTACCTCAAGGAGCTGGATGAGCAGGGAGAGTTCACGAACCAAGGCGACACAAGCCTTTAACCGGGGCGACACAGGCCCGAAAACCCCAAGGCGACATGGCCGGAGGACAGCATGACTGATGAGCAGTTCGATCAACAGGACGTTTTGGCCCAGGAACAAGAACTCGACAAGGCCAGGGCAGAGGAACTGGCTGAAATCGGGGCATTGCAGGATGAGCCGGAGGGCGGGGAACCGTCCGAGCAGGCATCGGAAGAGGGACAGTCCGCACAGGAGGACGACACCGGTTCTCAAAAGCAGGAGCCGTTCCGGTTCTCGGACGAGCACAAAGAGGACGACCAGCAGCAGGGTGACGAGGAGACCTTTGAGATCGTCCACAACGGACAGGTCCATCGGTTGACCAAGGATCGGATCAAGAACCTCGCGCAGAAGGGATTCGACTATGACCATAAAGTCGGCCCCCATGCCCGAATCGCACAGATCCTGGAACAGGACCAGGGAGCGGCACAGGTTCTCGACACCTACCTCAAGCAGAGGATGGGGCAGTCTTCACAGCAGGAGCAGCCTCAGAACCAGAACCCGCTTTCTGACTGGAAGCCCAAACCCGCCGACCAGTTCAATTCGGACGAGGAGTGGATGCAGGCCAATGTTGCCGATGCTGTCCAGACTGCCCTGCAACAGCAGCAGCAGTCCTGGCAGCAACAGATGCAGCAGTACCAGAGCCAGCAGCAGCAACAGTCAGGCCCCGCTTTAGTCCAGCAAGCCCTGATGACCCACGACCCTCAAGGCTACCGGGAGGTTGCCCCGCACCTCAAGGATCTCGCGGCCCGCAGCCTGACCATGGAGCAATACCAGAGGGTCAACAACGACCTCTCTGCCCTGATCGAGTTCTACGACTGGGCCAAAACCCAGCTTAACCCCAGACAGGAGCAGCAGTCCCAGCCCCAAGCCCAGAAACGGCAAAACAAGCCGTCGTTTCGGGCGCAGTCCAGGGGAGGGGAAGCCTCCAGGCCGAGCGAACAGCAGGCTGTTTGGGAAATGCCAAGAGATGAGTTCCAAAAAGTGATGTCACAACTTCAAGGCTATCAATGACATAGGAGAATAAACCATGGCACTGCTGACCACGACCTCTGATGTTCAAGTCAACATCAAAGGCCATTATGACCGAAATTTGCTGGAGAGGGCGCTTCCTCTCCTGGTGCATGACCGTTTCGCCCAGGTTCGTCCCATTCCGAAGAACGCTGGGACGCAGATCACCTTCCGCAGGTACGGCAGCCTCGCTGTTGCCTCCCAACTCTCCGAGGGTGTGACCCCAAGTGGTAAAAAGGCCCAGCACAGCGATGTGGCCACCAGTCTGGTGCAGTTCGGGGACTTCCTGACCTACACCGACTGGCTGTCCATGACCTCGCTGGACCCAACTCTGGCCGAGTTCTCAAGCCTTTTGGGCGAACAGGCCGGAGACACCCTGGACCAGTACCATCGGGACAAGATGGTGGCTGGGACCAACGTCCGGTACGCCAATGATGCGGCCAACAGGTCGAGCGTCAATACGGCCCCGGCTGCGTCCGACCTCAAGGCCATCATCCAGATCCTGGAAGGCAATAACGCCAAAAAGGTGAGGGAGAAGCTGTCCGCGTCCACCAAGGTCTCCACCCAGGGGCTTCGGCCCGCGTTCATCGGGATCACCCACACGGACTGCCGCCAGGACTTTGAGGCCATTCCCGGCTTTGTGCCTGTCGAGCAGTACGCGAGCTCCAAGGACGTGATGGAAGGCGAGATCGGGGAATACAAGGGTGTTCGCTTCATCGCCACCACCAACGCCAAGGTCCACTCTGGGTCCGGCTCGGCTACCACCAATGGGATGCTCAATGACGGCAGCAACGCGGACGTGTATGTGACCATGATCGTGGCCCAAAACTACTACGGTGCTGTCCCTCTGCAAAAGAAGAGTATCCAGAACATCGTCAAAAAGATGGGTTCTGCCGGGTCCAACGACCCCTTGAACCAACGCGGCACTTCGGGCTGGAAGGCGTTTACCGGCGGGATCATCCTCAATGACGACTTTGGTGTGCGTTACGAACATGCGGTCACTGACCTGTAACATGCAAACCGGGCCTCTACGGAGGCCCTGATTCAGGAGTAACACTATGAATAACGTGCAGCGGTACATCGGATATGTCATTGGTATGGACACCAAGGACATTTTTGTCCGACTGGGGTTCTGCCCGGAGGTGGTGCGCCTCACTCAGCTCGACCAGGGCGAAGTGGTGACCTGGTGCAGGATGCTCGGCAACGATGCCGGTATGCATGCCGACTCCGGCACGGACACGGTCAACTCGGACAAGGGTATCAAACTGGTGCAGTTTGACGAGGGCAAGATCGCGGATGACGCGAGTTCTGACCCTTCAGCGGTCACGCAGGACGAGTGGTACAAGGCTAACGGCATCCAGATCACCTCAGATGTGGCCATGCTGGAGGACGATCACCTCTACCTGCTGGAAGCCTGGGGAATGGACATGCCCATTGTCCAGATCACCCATGACGGCGGGGACGCCACGAACACCTATGTCGAGGACAGTTCGGTTGACTTGCGCCTTGCCGGGGTGAGTTCCGGGTGGGTGGTCTACAACCAGACCAACGGCGACTACGCCTATGTCGGGGAGGTCAAGCGACCATCCGGTGAGAACAAGTTCTGCCGGGCCACTCTGGTGACCTCCAGGGGCGGAAGTGCCACTTCTGCGGCTGACATTGACGATGCCGATGTCATTTACCTCTTTCCCGAAGGGTACCTGACCTATCCCAAGTCTGACATCGGCGCAATGAGTTAAACCAGGGGGGCTATAACGCCCCCTTTGGAGGATAAAAAATGAAACGGTTTTTGATTGGATTGGTGCTGATCGGGTGTCTGGGCATGATCGCTTGGATGCCGGTCACGCAAAACCAGCACGTCACAGGTAAGACCCAGTTTGATGCGCCTGTCTATTTCAACATAAAGACACTGGACGCAAGCGGACCAACGGACAATGTAAATGTGTCCGGGGTCAATATCCTGGAGCTGGACACCAGTTCCAACAACGTCACGGTTGGTGGGCTGACCGGGGGTGTAGAAGGGCAGATCCTGCATGTGATCGACACTTCGACTTCCGGCAACGCCACCCTGGAGGATAGTGAAAATACCACTTATCAAACCATGAACCTGTCCGGGGCGACTGATGAGGCCACCGATGAAGCCATTGGAGGCTGGAGCTTATTCTGTGATGGGGACGACTGGTTTGAAATCGATTAACCCATAACCACAAGGATCATTATGACTGCCGACACACAAGGGGCGACAGAGGCTCCGCAGAAACAGGCCAGCAGCAAGGCAAGCCAGCCCGTCAAAAAGGACGGGAGCCGTACACGCAGGGTCAAAGTCCACCGCATGGACGGCAACAAGCATCTCCCCATCACGGTGACGGTCAACACCAGACGCAACCGCAGGGAGTTCTGGCCGGGCCAGGAAGTGGAACTGACCGAGCAGCAGATCGGAGCACTCAAGGACGCGATTGTCTCACACAACATCCCGATTTCTGAAGGGTCCGGGGTGTATGAATCCAACAACCCCAAGGCAGAGGCCATGCGACAGAACCCAGGCTGGGACGCCACTGTGGACATTGCCTCGGCTACGGTGTTCCTGCACAAGGACGAACCTGTCTACGTTGTGGAATATCTCGACTAGCAAGGAGTACGCATGGCGACCCTGGACTCGATATTGACCAGAGTGCGGTACAAGGCGCGGGACGAGTCAGAAATCGAATTGACTGATACTCTGGCCCTGTCGTTTGCCAACGGCATCCTGCAAACCATCCACGACCATCTGGTGAGTGTCGAGTCCAGTCTGGTCTATGATTCCACGACTGTCACACTGGTAGACGGCACAGCCGAGTATGCGGTCAACAGTGGCAACCATGACGGCATCCTGACTCATGGGGTCTGGCTGACAGATGATCAGGATCTGTTGCCACAGGTCAATGAGACCGATTTGATATCCCTTGGGTATGACCCTACGGACACGGGCACACCGGAACGATGGTATCTCAATGCTGACAATCAGATCGGATTTCACCCCATCCCTGACTCCGACTGCGCCGGGGACACAGTGACTGTGCTCTACTGGTCCCCCCTGACTGAATTGACTGCCGTGGGGGACACTGTGCCCTGGTTCGGCATCTGGGACCGGGTGGTCGAATACTGGCTTCTGTTTGACTTCCTGGAACGGCGGGAGTCGGACAATACCAGGATTGCCAGTTTGCTGGACCAATACTGGAACCTGGCCATGCAGAGTGTGTATAGCCGGGGGGTCAGGCATTATGCCCCGCAGGGTGCCATGTTCGATGCGGAGGGTGTGTAGATGCGGTTCAACGCAGTCGCCAGGACCAGACGAGCGACCCCGCAGGCGCAGACGTTCAGCCTTAATCAGTTCCACCTGGGGCTCAATACGGTGGAACCGGCCAGCAAGCTGGTCAAGGGGGAGATGGCCGAGTGCCGCAACTTTGTCTTGAACAGGTCCAGGACCCTGCAAACGAGGTTCGGGCTGTCCAAAGTCACCAACTCAGCTTTTACCACTGCCCCAACACATGTGTACCAGATGCCGGTGGCAGGGACGAATTACACCCTGGCGATCACCTCCGCTGGCAAACTCTACTACCTGGATGCCTCGGATGATCCGGCCCTGATCAAGGACCTGGGGACAGAGGCAGAACTGGTCAGCTACCACGACTATGTGATGATCATGGACGGGTCGTATCTCAAGGTCTGGGACGGATCAAATGTGTCCATGGCCTACGATGACGGATCCGGCAGCACCGGGTGCCAGTTCGACCAGACCACCCTGGACCAGGACGAGGACATCGATCTGGGGGACGGGACCACCGAGCGGGTTGGAGTGGCCTTTGACTCCCAGGAGTGGGACAGTGGATACACCATCCCGATCACCGAGATCCAGGTCTATCTCAAAAAGACAGGGTCCCCCACTGGCGATTGTGTCGCCAAAATCAGGGCGCAGGCTGACGATTCCGTGGTGTCCACATCGGATACGACCCTTGATGTCGCCAACCTGACCACAACCTATGTGCTCCAGACCTTTGACTTTCCGGGGACGGACACCATGGACCCGGATACGTCCTATTACGCGTCCATCGAGTACGATAACGGGGACGGGAGCAACTATATTTCCGTGGCGGCTGAGACTGTGGCCTCTGGCGGTAACGCCGTGACCCATGACGGGTCAAGCTGGAGTACGGACGCCACAGCCAACCCCTGTGCGAGGCTGCAACCAGGCAGGCCACCCAAGGCTGAGTTCGGGGTCAGCTACCGGACCCGGCTCTTTCTGGTCAACCCGGATGAGCCTGGGCGGCTGTATTTTTCCAACACCAACTCCTATCTGGACTGGTCCACAGCAGATGCTGCCGGATGGGTCGGGGTCATGGACAGTGCGGCCAACTCGTATGAGGTCGGTGCCCTGGTGTCGCAATTTGAGCAGTTGTTCGTGCTGGGTACGGAGACTCAACCCTACTTGTGTGTGCTGTCCGGGTCACAACCCAGTGCTTACGTCCTGTCCTGGATCATGGGACAGATCGCGGGGACCAGGGACACCACCCTCTCTGTTGGCAACCAGGTCTTTTTCAGCAACTCCTTTGGCACACGATCCCTGACAGGGGTGCAGGAGTATGGTGACGTGCGGACCATGGAGGCCTCCGGGAGCATCGCCACCCTGTTTGACGATGACTGGACAAGCACTGCATTTGCCGGATGGGACCCGCAGTATGGGCTGTACTTGCTCCAGATGCCGAGCAGTCCTTTCCTGCTGGCAGCCCACACCGTGCTCCCGGCAGACAGGCAGGGGGCCACAGTGCTGCCCTGGACCCAGCTCATGTTCGTCAAATATCAACTCAATGGGTCGAGTTTCAAATGGACCAAGAGCGGGTCAGGGACCAACGAATACTATGTGACCGACTCTGACGGCAACGACCCCAGCCTATACGAGCCGTCTTTTCTTTTCCTGGATGACCGGGAGCTGTCCAGCGGTACGGCCGGCAGCTTGACGAACCTGAACTGGGACTATGGGGACAACGACACCCTGGGGTTCGACACCATTTATTTCCGGTACGATGGAGGGGACCCGGACGATCAGGAC